CTTGAATAGCCCCTCAAAAATATCTAACCAAAAATTTTAACTGCACTCTTTCGTGTAGCCCAGTAAACACCTTCTTTTTCAGAATCTTTCTGAACTACAAATTCTTCACCAAATTCTATTTCTTTTTGTTTACAAGCTTCTTCAGCTTCTTTTTCAGTTTTAAACCACATATTTCCTTTCAAGCCTCTAGGAAGCCCGTAGAGATCAATTTGTCTCTGAGAGCTAGGTAGGTAGCGGGCACTCTAAAATAACGCACCAGTGAGCTTCTAATTGAATCCTAGAGGCATTGTAGAATCAGTGGAGATAGTTTATTCCAACAATCTACAAAACCACGCTCATATTCTGACTTTAGACCCACTTCGGATAACTTTCCATTGGTGAGTAACAATCCTTCGAATTCCTTCGGAAGGAGTTCCTTAAGCTTCTTAAAACTTCGTAATTCTTCCATAACTTTCTCCAACTGCTTAGGGTTCATTCTTCGGTACATCATTGCTGATCAACAAGCTGTTTTCCATTTAGTTGACAAGTCTACTAGATTAATGGTATAATATTGGGATGTCAAGAATTTTATTTGCTTTATCTTTAATTTTTCTCTTGACAACTCCTACCAAGGCTCACGAGTGGTACCCCCATGAGTGCTGTCACGATGAAGATTGTCATCCTGTCGCATGTGAAGAAATCACAGAAACCAAAGAAGGATATCGTTGGAATGGTTATTTTTTTCGAAAAGATCAATCGAAACCCAGTCAAGACAATAAATGCCACGTCTGCATCTTCAGAAAGAACGCCCCTCAGTGTATCTTTCTTCAGCAGAATACTTAAGTACCTTAGTATACTTAAGTATACTTAAGTAACATAAGTTACTGTAAGGATATTCTAAGGTATGTATTACCATAGTACTCCTTAGGTCCCCCTTACGTAAGTCCCTTTCTTTTTATGAATAACATTCCGGCACCAGCCTTCGAAGAATCCCTTGGTAAATTAGACCTCCAGTCTACACTGATGTTAATTAGTGTTCTTACTGAGAGAGCTTTATTTCTTTCTGCATCTAATAAAAACAAAACCAAGAGTATTCTTGAATCCTCAAACATCAAACCTAGAAATTAAACATGGCCGTTTTAGACTATACGTCTTCCAAACCTATTTCCGCCTCTAGTGGTAACGTCGCTGCTGCTGCAGCTAACGCTACTCTGACTAGTGCAGCTGGACGTATGGTTTATATCACAGGCTTCACCATCACAGGTGCTGGAGCTACAGCAGGTTCTATCATAGCAGTCACCGTCACTGGTGTTGTTGGTGGAACCCAAACATACAACCTCGTTGTCCCTGCAGGTGCTACTCTTCCAGTGAGCCTCTCCGTTTCATTCCCATGGCCCCTAGCGGCTACTGGCATGAATACCAACATCGTTGTTAACGTTCCTTCATTCGGAGCAGGCAACACTAACGCCGCTACCGTTGCATACGGTATGATCGCGTGATTGCCGATCCTGTGCAACATTTCACTAACCCTGTTTTAGCAGGAATTGACGCTATGTCAGCTCTTGCCGTCATTGCATGGTGGTTCGAGTTTCTTCACGGACCTATTGGAACGCTCTCAACAGCTTGCGCAGGAGCATGGTACGCCTACAGTTTATATGCAGCGATAGAAAAAAGACGTAAGAAGTGAAAAAGAAAACCGTCAATCCTGACCGGGAACGCAGACGGGAATTAGCCGAATCGTCTTTAATAGATTTTATCGAGCTTGTTCATCCTAAGAGATTCTTAGGAAATATCCACAGGGATGTAATTTCTTGGTGGACTGCGAGTAACGCCAAGACCCACCAGTTACTTCTTCTGCCTCGCGATCACATGAAAAGTGCTTTGATCGCATACCGGTGTGCTTGGGAGTTAACTCGCAATCCCGCACTGCGTATTTTGTATATCTCTTCAACTTCAAACCTTGCTACTAAGCAATTGAAGTTCATTAAGGATATTCTGACTTGTGATGCTTATAGGCTATACTGGCCTGAAATGATTAACAAGGAAGAAGCCAAGAGAGAGAAATGGACAGAGAGAGAAGTCTCCGTTGATCATCCCCGGAGAAAAGAAGAATCCATACGAGACCCAAGCATTTTTACTGCTGGTCTTACTAGCAATATTGTTGGCATGCATTGTGACATTGCAGTTCTTGATGACGTTGTTGTCACGTCGAATGCATACACTGAAGAGGGCCGCGAGAAGGTTAAAGACCAGTATTCTCTACTTTCTTCGATTGAGACGGTAAACGCTCAAGAATGGGTTGTCGGGACCAGATACCACCCTCTTGATCTGTATTCTAATCTGGTCGAGATGGTGTTAGATGAATACGATGACGAAGGCAATGTCAAACATACGGTCAGTCTTTTCGACGTTAAAGAACATGCTGTGGAAACAGCAGGTGACGGAACCGGAGAATTCCTCTGGCCCCGTAGTCAACGATCAGACGGAAAATGGTTCGGGTTTAACCAAGAAGAACTCGCCAAGAAGCGGGCTCAATATCTCAACAAAATCCATTTCCGAGCCCAATACTACAACGATCCGCATGATATTGATTCGTCACCAATTAAACGGAATTTGTTTCAATATTATGATACCAACTTTCTTGGAAGACGGGATCACAGTTGGTTCTTTAAGCGTGAGCGACTTAACGTCGTCGCCGCTGTTGACTTCGCCTATACAACTGGAAAGAAGTCTGACTATACCAGTATTGTCGTCCTCGGGGTGGATGGACTCAACAATTACTATATCCTTGAAATAGATAGGTTTAAAACTGACAAAATCAGCGACTACTTCCAACACATCCTTAAACTTTATGAGAAATGGGGATTTCGCAAGATACGTTGCGAAGTCTCAACAGCTCAAAGCGTCATTGTCAAAGACCTCAAGGAAAATTATATCCGGCCGTATGGGTTAAGCTTGTCTGTAGATGAATTCAGACCCACCCGTTGGCAAGGTTCTAAAGAAGAACGTATCATAGCCATTCTGGAACCAAGGTATTCAAACCTCCAGATGTGGCACTATCAATCAGGTAACACTCAAGTCTTAGAAGAAGAACTGATGTTTACAAATCCCAGTCACGATGACGTCAAAGACGCTCTCGCTTCTGCTGTAGACTTCGCTGTACCCCCTATGAACATATTTGCAATTAAACGAAATCAAGAAGCTCCGGCTCAATATCATAAACGCTTTGGTGGTGTCGCTTGACCGGTAAAGTCTTAGAACTAGAAAACATTATCTCAGCTGATCTGCTCGCCACTCGTCTCACCGAGAAGTGGATTGAGTGGGATGCTCTGCGCAATGTTTGGAAAGTAGATAAAGAAGAAATACGTCGTTATGTATATGCTACTGACACATCTTCAACTTCTAACGTCACAAATCCTTGGAAAAATCGCACTACGATCCCCAAACTATGCCAGATCAGAGATAACCTATATGCAAATTATACGGCAACTCTCTTCCCGAAACGTAAATGGCTAGCATGGGATGCTTATGACGCCGATAGCAACCAGATCGCTAAGCGAGATGCTATCGTCAATTACATGTCTTGGTGTATCTCCCAGCCATCCTTTAAGCATGAAATTGATAAAATCATTCTGGATTACATCGACTTCGGTAACTGCTTCGCAACAGTTGAGTGGGTGGATCAGCGCGTACAACAGCCGGGCAAGACACAAGCTGGTTTTGTCGGTCCCGCCATACGCCGTATATCACCGCTAGACATGGTGATGAACCCAACGGCTGAAGACTTCCAGTCTACGCCTAAGTTCATTCGCTCCATGGTTTCCATGGGTGAAGTTAAAGAAATGCTAGAACGTATGTCAAACGATGAAAATCGTGAGGCATATGAAGAATTATATAATTATCTAAAGAACATCCGCTATCATGCCAGAACCTTTGAAGGTGACTGGTCTCAGCGAGATCGACTGTACGCGGTCGATGGCTTTAGTTCTTTCCGCGCGTACCTTATGTCTGACTACTGTGAAGTACTTACCTTCCACGGAGATTGGCACGACCATCTCACCGGCGAGTTCCACAAAAACCGTGTCATCATGGTTGTTGACCGCCACAAAATTATCTCCGATGTTCCTAATCCTTCTTACTTCGGCAAGCCTCCAATTTACCACGTCCCATGGCGCAAACGCCAAGATAATCTGTGGGGCATGGGGCCACTGGATAACCTCATTGGTATGCAGTACCGAATTGACCATCTTGAAAATCTAGGTGCAGATATTTGGGACTTCGCTGCTTTCCCTGTCCAAAAGGTCAAGGGATTTGTGGAAGACTTTGTATGGCAACCCGGTGAAAAGATATTCACATCGGAAGAAGGAGACGTAGAAATTGTTCAACCAGAAGTATCTATCCTTCAGGGTGAAAATAAGATTGCTATGTATGTGGGTACTATGGAAGAAATGGCAGGTGCTCCTAAAGAAGCGATGGGCTTCCGGAGTCCCGGCGAAAAGACCAAGTACGAAGTACAGCGGCTGGAGAACGCAGCCAGTAGAATTTTTCAAAATAAAATAAACCAGTTCGAAGAACAAATGGTTGAGCCCCTCTTGAACGCAATGCTGGAGCTGGCCCGACGAAACCTATCAGAAGCTATTACAATACAAGTTTTCGATGATGAACTTAAAACGCAGTCATTCGAAAGTCTTACTGTTGAGGACATTACTGGAGTTGGGCGCATTAAACCCGTTGCTGCTCGTCACTTTGCTGAACAGGCAGAGCTTATCCAAAACCTTACGGCTTTGGCTGGCTCGAACTTATGGCCAGTAGTTCAGCCTCACTTCAGCGGAATTAAGCTGAGTAAGATACTCGAACAGACTTTTGATCTTACTGAATTCGAAGCTGTTATGCCTTTCATATCATTGGCAGAACAAGCAGAAGGTCAGTCGATGATCCAGCAACTACAACAATCCTTGATGCAAAAGATGGGAACAGCAACAGGCATGGGACATGATTATGATATCAATCCTGTGACTGGAGCCC